CGCTATCGGCTTCGTCTTCGTTGCTGGTAATCTTCTCCAGCAGAGCCTTCACTTCGTCAGCATTCGGGCGAGGAAACTTTTCGTCAATGGACTTTGCGGCATCAGCCATAGCACGCTCGTCATCACTGAGTGCGCGGGGCTTGCAGCGTAGCACTTGCAAGGTATACTCAACATTAAAGGGCAGAGGACCAGTCTTAACGCGCTTGAATACAACGTCCCAACCAGTATCGTAGTCTGTGGGGTCACCCAAATCTTCTGCGGCAGTTACAATCTGCTCAAACAGCTTCTTTTTCAGGTTAAGGGCCACAACTTTGCCCGACTTAGGGTCGATACAGTTAACGCTGTAACTCCAAGTGCACTTCAAGTCAGGGAAGTAGTCAGGAACATGGTCTTTTTCCATGTTGTCGAACTTTTCCTTTTCGCGACTAAATGCCAGGCACTCAACAGGAATATCCTTGTTATTGCTGCCCTTGAGCCAGTAAATGTATCGCGGCAACACTCCACCGATCAAGCGTACAGTGTTTTCGCCGTCTTTGTATTCATAGGACTCAACCTTATTAGATTGTGCCTTGCCTTTGGTTTGCTTGAAACTAAGTGCCATTTTATTCCTCGTATTTGAATTTAATTTTGTTGTTTGTGATTGTTAAAAGCGGATTGTGTTTGATGTAGTCTAAATTTATATCTAAAAAGTACGATAGGTCTAGTGACTTGTCGCCGTAAAGTTTATATTGAAGATAGTCTCTGCGACCAGCTAGTTTTATATACTGTGCTTTATAGATAATGTCTGTGATTTTATCCGCGAATAGGGGTGCCGCATTTAGTAAGTAACTGTTGCCACTGATGTTAGAAAGCGGTTTCGCTTGAATTTTGGCATTTTTTGGCAAAGTTTTATTTAAGAAATGCAGCTGTAAAGTATCAACTAAAAGTTTAGGGTTATTTTTAGTCTTAGCCTCCAGCGTCTGTAAGTTGAAAAACAGAGTCATAGTTGCTAACTTAGATTATATTATATCAGATTAGCTGTGCACGGACAAGTTGAATTTTTTATACCGTTACAACTTCCCAGCCTTTGCGTAGGTAAAGACCTAGTCTATCTGTATTTTGCTTTTTATCGGCCCAGCCAGCAAATTGAATATCAACTACTATAGGGTCTAGTTTACCTTCATGTGGTCGCATAATACGACCCACAATTTGTTCTAGTAAACTGTCGTTACTCATTGGAACTGCTAGTATTACGCAGCTAAGGATGTTGATGGAGATTCCTTCGGCAAAGATTTGACGGCTTCCAGCAATGCACATCTTTTCTTTGTTGAGGATTTGTTCCTTGACTCGTTGCCTGGCTTCGAAATCGGTTTCGCCAGTAACCAACACACACGTTTCTCCAACATACTCTTTTACCTTTTCTAAGAACTCTACTCTGTCTGCTACAACAAGGACACTATGGCCTTTACTAATATGTAAATTAGCCACCCCAGCAATAAATCTTCTATAGTTATCATTTTGAGTTAGATCATTAATCTTCTCTACCCAAGTAGCACCAGGTTTTAGTGTGATGCCACTTTTTACTATATGCACTGCAGGATTAATTGTGTTAGCCTGTGGAGGCTTATACACAGTGGTACCAAAATAATCTTGAAACAGTATGTGCTTACCGTCTTTGCGAATCATTGTACCACTAAGCGCTATGCGATATCTAGCATGAAACGCATCCACTGTCCCCGCAAACGTAGTTGCAGGACAGTGGTGTGCTTCGTCTAGTATAATAGTACCAAACTCTTTTTGAAGTGGTTCTAGGTTTTTAACTATGGTTTGTATATTTCCCACCACTATAGCGTGATCTTCAATATCAAACTTGCCACTGCCAATTACACCGGGCTGCATTCCGAACAGTGCTTCCACTTCCTCTACCCACTGATCTCGCAGTGCTGTAGTGTGTGTAATTACCAGCGTCTTTTGACCTAGCTTGCGTGCTACATGCAGCGCAGTAAAAGTCTTGCCCCAACCTACTAGGGCATTGATAAAGCAAGTATCCGTTACTTCATCGTACACTACACGCTGATCCTCACGCAGCTCGTACTTAGGCGTAGGAAACGGTACCGGATTGAGCACTCGTTTGTCTACTAGTTCCCAGTCGGCAGGAATCAGGTCTAGTCTACCTTGCGGCAGGGATATTATACCACCAGCTAGGAGCTTATAGTTTTTAATAGTTTCAACACTACTAAACTTCTTACTGCCTGTATCCTTGTGTATTTTATAGGTAAGGGTTTGGATTACGTGCTTGCTATGATCCTTACCTGGATTGTCTATATAGATTCTATTCGATATAACTGCTTTTGGCATTATACTAATCTCCAGGTAGGTTTTATAGGCTGGTCGTAAAACCCATACAATAAATACCCACCACTAACTTCCAATAAGCCCGCCCACTGCTGTTCCACACTAGGTCTAAGCATAGACTTGAAGCGCTGTGATAGACCTTCAATTTCTAACACACACCCTAGTCCCGCCGCGGGTAAAACTTGTTTGATCCTACGCGTTTGCAGCTTGGCGCGCGTGCATTTTTTATGCTGGAATACTGCGCCGCTATTATCTATAAACCAAGTGGTATGTTTTGCTAACTTCACCAAGTCCACGAGGCTGTAAATTGCTGTACCGATACGGTGAAGCGTAGACTGATTCCTAAGAACCAGCCTACGCAACCCCAAGGTCGGCTTTGTTATAGACTTGTCGTCTATTAATCGGATGTTTTCAAAGTACTCGTTAGTATCTTTGTCGCTGTATTCTGCCAAGTAGAACACACGGCCATCGCGCTGCTCAGGCCGGTGCTCACCCAACTTAAATACGGGCCAGCTTATCTCCGATAATTTGATAGGTTTCCACGAAGTTTCCAAAGCTGTAGTCGTCTCCAATATCCTGGTCTACACCGATAGGCGAGGCTGGAATACTACAACCCCAGTCTTGCTGCGTATTCCGGCGTAGAACTTCACAGTACTGCTCTACGTGGTCTTCTCGGACAAGTGCCACGATTGAGTCGTGTACAAGCATGAAGATTTTTGCGTCAAGCCCCAGCTCTGCAACTTCTCTTTGAGTTCCAATAGCTCCAAGCAAGTTAATGTCACTTGCCAACGACTGGATTTCGCTGTTAATACCACTTCGTACTTCGTGGGCGGCGATTCCTTTGTCGCTGGAAAATACATTAGGAAGCCGCCTCTTTCGGCCAAAAAACGAGTAAGTATATCCATTTTGTTCAATAAAAGCCTTGCGAGTATCCAACCACTGCTTTAGCTTATTAAACCGGGTAAAATACTGTTTAATATCGCTTTGAGCCTGCTCCACTGGGTAAGGCTCACCTGTGGCTTTTGTAACAGTTTGCGACACCTTGTTAGCGCCACTACCGTACAGAATACCGAAGGAAATAGCCTTAGCCGACTGACGCATACTGCCGTACTGCTTCTTTACGTCCTCGACTTCGCAAGGCAGGTTAAACACCATTTTTGCAATTGTAGAGTGAAAGTCACCGCCACTGCTAAAAACCTTTTGCAGATTCTTGTCGCCACTCAACACAGCTGCATAATACATCTCTGCAGTTGTCAAGTCTTGCGAAACAATCTTGTAACCTGCCGGAGCCTGGATACAGCCTTTGATAATAGGATCGTCCCGAGGAATTTGCTGAGCGTTAAACTTGCCAGAACTACTGAGACGACCGCTAGTGGTGAAAGTAAGATTAAAATTGGTACGGATTCTGCTATCTCGATCAAGCTCCGGCAGAATCTTTTGAATGTAGGTATTCTGAATCTTGCCAAGTTGCCTCACTTTCAAAATTGCCTTGGGCAGCGGGTGTTCTTCACTGAGCTGCTCCAAAACTTCAGCATCAGTAGAGATAGCACCAGTGGCAGTTTTCTTGCCAGTTGGCTCCAAACCCAAGTAGTCAAATAGCACAACACGCAGCTGCATTACACTGTTAGGATTAAAAATCTTACCAGTGTCTTGCTCAAACAGCTTTACCTCATCAAAGCCATAAATAGCCTCTTTAGCACGCTGAACTTCTTCGTCCAGGTACTTATTGGCGGCTTCCATACGCTCACGGCTAATAGGAATGCCAACTTCTTCCATGTCCATTAGGAACAGTGTGCCGGGAATCAGGATCTCCTGATACACCTTGAACAGCTTATCGTTTTTCTGAATAATAGGCCAGAACTTTTGATAAAGGTCGTATGTAACGGCTGTGTCAATAGCAGCATACTTGCTAATAATGTCGAACGGAATAAGGTCATAGGTAAAGTCGTCTTGAAGCACACCATTTTTGCTGCAGTATTCCTTTTTATACTCGTCCAGCTCCGAGTCATAATCACCGTAGTCGGTGTACTTTAGTGCTAGCTGCTTCAAGCCATGTGAATCGGCTTCATCCAGCACATAGTGCATAACCATAGTGTCGTGTACACGCTTGCGGTTAAAGTCCACTCCAAGATGATATTTAATCATTTTGTAGTCAAACTTCATGTTATGGAACACTATGTCAAAAGTGTCCACAATTTCCCTAATCAGCTGCAAGCATTCTTCGTCCAAGCAGTCAGTAAGAATGTATCGGCCATGTTTTGACTTATAACTCATCGACAAGCCAAGCACATATCCGTCTCTGGGATACAGTGCTGTGGTTTCCGTGTCCAGCGTCACAGCGCCCTGTGCGTTGGCTAGGACTTCCCGGAAGAACTGCTTAGCTTCCTCGGTAGAATCAATACCTTTGTAGTCGCCCAGCGTACTAGGCTTAACATTTCCTTCAATATACTTGTGGATTTTGTCCACAGCACGCTGAAAGTCAGGCTTGCCCTCTGGCTTAAACGCCAGCATTGCTGGGTTG